GACTGCAGTCTTCCTTGTCTATCCATTTGGGCAAGGTTCTTTTTCAGATGGAATGCCTCTTGGCATTTCCGGTACGTTCAACTTCATGTTGGTCTTCCAGGCTGAACATAACATTCTTATGCATCCTCTCCATATGCTTGGTGTTGCCGGCGTATTTGGTGGGTCGTTGTTCTCAGCTATGCATGGTAGTCTTGTCACCTCTTCTTTGGTTCGTGAAACGACTGAAAATGAAAGCCAAAACTATGGCTATAAGTTTGGTCAAGAGGAGGAGACTTATAACATTGTTGCAGCGCATGGTTACTTTGGGCGGCTTATCTTCCAATATGCGTCGTTTAATAATAGTCGCTCTTTGCATTTCTTCCTTGCCGCTTGGCCCGTTGTGGGGATTTGGTTCACTTCTCTTGGCGTCAGTACTATGGCGTTTAACTTGAATGGTTTTAACTTTAACCAATCACTTGTTGATAATCAGAATCATGTCATCCCTACTTGGGCTGATATTTTGAATCGTGCCAACCTTGGCTTTGAGGTGATGCACGAGCGGAATGCACATAACTTCCCGCTTGATCTTGCATCCGTGGAGGTTACTCCCGTGGCACTTACTGCTCCTTCTATTGGTTAATTATGGCTTACACTGGACTGACTATCACGACTAAGGTTCATAGCGCAACCTTGTCGTCTCATTGCATCCCTGCTTATCCTGAGTATAATACTGGCACCACGTTTGATGCTTCTTTTTATACTGCCCGTCGTGCTTCTAACGACGAGCTTGTTGGTGATACGATTACTTATTCTGTCACTACTCCTTGACAGAGGGAATTACCTATAAACCACTTCCATAACTGTCACACCACTTCTTGCACGGGGTGCTTTTTTATTGTATAATACTCTTATAGTCAATCAAGAACCATGACCTACGAAGCAACTGTCCAATTCAAGTTTGATGCTACTTACACTCATGATTATAATCGCGGGTTTGCATCTCACCTTGGCGATGATGACTTCCTACCTGAAGAACATTACCTGATCACTGCACCCGCTGCTGACCTCAACTGCAAGCAATATTTCAAACTGTTTGAGAAGTTTATGCTCTGTGTAGGTATGAGTCCCAAATCTATTCGCAGTGGTGCTATGTCGTTGGTCTTCAATGATATGGTGCTTGAAGAAGAGCAGCGTAAGGTCTGTAACGAGTATGATCTAACCATGAATGAAGATCTCCATGATAAGTTCAAAGAATGGAAGAAACTTGATACAGCATTTGAACACCATAAAGAGAATGTTGTAAGTGAACCCAAGATTAAAGGTGAGTGGGTAGATAGTGCTGATGGAGTAGCATGATGAACTGGTGGGATTATTGGATTGGTCATTGTTGGATGACAGGGTGGCAGAGTATCCGTCGTAACTTCCGTATGTGGGCAGATCTCATAGGATCAAACTATGAGGACTATGCTCTACCAAGAACAGTAGATGATCCAGAACAAGAATGTCTTGAATGGTTTTGGGTTGGACTAAATGTAGATGACACATATTCTAAAGAGTTCCTGGAGTATCTGATGCAAATGTTAGAAGACATTAAGTTAGGTAAGGTGGAGACATATCCTATGGATGAAGTTATGGACCAAGTAAAGAAGTAACTGTTTCTTTTAATTAATTCGTACGTTCAACCCATTGGGTCGCATGTTGCCTAGTCATGGAACGGGGGCTAGGTTTATTTTGTACGAACTATGTCTATTAATCTCATTCGTTTCCTTGATAATCAGCGCCGCCGTGCTGAGCGTTATCGTGTTGATACGCTCCGCTATCGTGGTGTTGAATACAAGAAGTGATCTGGTGACTTTGGGGAGGTTCGATTCCTCCCTTCACTTATTGGTTAGAGCCGGTACGCCGATACCTCTGACCGTCTAGACGGCTGGAAAGACAGCAATACAAATTAAATACTCTGAACGTTCAGAGAGTCGATTCTTATTTACTCTCTTTTTAACAATGGCTGATACTATTATCACTCCTGGTGGCTCGCTTAATAGCGTGCCCTCTACTATTGCTCTGTCCCAAGGCTACAACGATGGTAGCACGACAGGCAAATACGCCACTTACCTGAAACTGTTTAGTGGCGAGATGATCAAGGCTTATGAGTCTGCCTGCATCGCTAAGGATACTGTCCAGAACCGTACCCTGCGTAACGGTAAGTCTCTGCAGTTCATCTACACCGGTCGTATGACCGCTGGTTACCATACCCCTGGTACTCCTATCCTGGGTAGTGGTGATCCCCCGGTTGCTGAGAAGACCATCCTGATGGATGACCTCCTCGTGTCCTCCGCCTTCCTGTATGATCTCGACGAGACCCTGGCTCACTACAGCCTGCGTTCTGAGATCTCTGCTAAGATCGGTCATGCTCTGGCTGAAGCTTACGACAAGAAGATCTTCCGTGTGATCGCTAAGGCTGCTCGCACCGCTCATCCTATCACTGCTGCTCCTGGTCCTGAGCCCGGCGGTTCTGTGATCAACCTGGGTGCCGGTAACGAGTTCAATGCTCAAGCTCTGGTTGACGGCTTCTTCGAAGCTGCTTCCATCCTTGATGAAAAGAATGTGCCCCGTCAGGGTCGTACCGCTGTGCTGTCTCCTCGTCAGTACTATGCACTCGTGTCTCAAGTTGACACCAACATCCTGAACCGTGACTTCGGTAACACCTCTGGTAGCCTCACCTCTGGTGAAGGTCTCTATGAGATTGCCGGTATTTCTATTCGTCGTTCTAACAACCTGCCCTTCATGGCTGGTACTGTTGCTCGTGTCGATGGTGAGAACAACGATTACAGCGGTGACTTCTCTTCCAGCTGTGGTCTGATCTACGGTCGTGATGCTGCTGGTGTTGTCCAAGGCATCGGTCCTTCTGTCCAAACCACTGGTGGCGATGTGAAGACCATGTATCAGGGTGACATCATCGTTGGTCGCCTTGCAATGGGCGCTGATTGGCTGAACCCTGCTGCTGCTATTGAACTGCAAGCAGCTTGATAACTAAAGGAGAACACTATGTCTTTGACTCCTGGTACTCAACAATATTGTACCATTGAGGCAGCACGAGGCATTGGTGGTGTGGAGTCTATCACTCAAGATGGCTCCACTCCTGTAGAGTATGGTCGCACTGCGGCTGACTCCCAATGGACTGAGGTTGCTTCACTTGGTGCTGAAATCCCTGATCAAGGTTCGTAATTATTATGGCTAATCCTACTACCGCTGCTGGCGATAATGGTGTCTCTGGAGCTACCTCTGGTATCTCTGGTGGTAACACTGCTATCCGCAATTCTGTGGCTAAAACTTCTCAAGGTTTCGGTTCTGCTGTTGCAGCTTCGACTGTGTACAGCGAGACCAAGAACCTTCGTTTTGCTTATCATCCGGTTGAGGCAGATTCTCCTGCCCGCAGCCGTGCTTGATTTTTATGGGGACCTTCGGGTCCCTTTTTTTTAACTTTTTATTGAGAATGATAATCAATGGCAACTCCAACTACATTTGATACTGATACCGAACTATCCAGTGTGAACTCAATCTTGGGTGCCATTGGTCAATCCCCAGTTACAACACTGGACTACACCAACCCTGAGATTTCCTTTGTTAAGCATCTTCTTGACGAGGCTAACACTGATGTACAGAATGAAGGGTGGGTGTTCAACCGTGAACTACACTACCCATTTGTTCCTAATTCCAACAATCAGATTGTTATTCCCAATAACATCTTGAGGATGGACATCTATGAGAATGACATCTATAGAAGCTCAAACGTTATCAAGCGTGACGGTAAACTATACGATAAAGAAAAACATTCTTACGAATTTACTAATAAAATATCTGCAGATATTGTGTGGAAGTTTCCCTTTGAGGATCTACCTAGTGTCTTTAAGCGTTACATTACCTATCGTGCTGCTGTACGTGCTGCTACTCAACAAGTAGGCAATCCTCAACTCGCTGCCATGTTGGCTCAACAGGAAGCCTATTCTCGTGCTGCATGTATGGAGTATGAATGTGAACAAGGTGATTACAGTATGTTTGGGACTCCAGCTAACACAGCATACCGCCCGTATCAACCATACCAAACACTCAGTAGGTTAGCATGACAAGTATCACTCAAAAGATTCCTAACTTTGTTGGTGGTATTTCCCAACAACCTGACGAACTTGTTAACACAGGTAGTGTTAAAGATTTGGTTAATGGTGTTCCTGACATTAAAGGTATCCTGAGTAAAAGACCTGGTTCTAAACTTGTCGATACTTTGTCTACGCATGTTGAAGGTACGTGGCATCATTATTTTAGAGATGGCAATGAGCAGTACTTTATGCGTGTTCGTCGTAACGGACATATAGATGTTTGGGATGCTTTAACTGGTAAGCCTCGTCTTGTTCGTTACAGCAGCAACCCTGTAGATTTTGATGGGTTGAGTAATACAGAACCTGATGGGTATTATCAAACAACCTGGAATGACAATACGACACCACCTGATGTTTTAACTATCACTGGTATTAGCAGCACAGATCAAGCTAATGATTTTTTCTGGGTGTGGGAAGGTAATTCTCCAGACACTGCTTCTGAAACTTTAACTGGTACATCCTGGGGTGATGCTGAAGGTGTATCTATTTATAACGGAGATCGTATCTTCTTCTACCACAGGGTTACAGATGCTGGAGTTACAGAGACTGGTTTCACAGTTGAAAGAATCAGGGGTTCTTTACCTATTTGTCTTGAGTGTGACATCACTGCATTTAAAGCAGCTCAAGATAATGTTTATGCTGCGTCACGAGCTCTTACACAGATTGGTGTTGACATTGAAAAGGTTGAACTAGACCTTCAAGACACAACACTAACACCAACAGAAATTGCTGCTCTTGAATTAAAAAAGAGTCAGCTTGAAGCTCAGATTCCTGGTGCTGTGTCAACATACAACAGTGCACTAGCTACTTACGGTCCTCTTGCTGAAGATTGTGGTGTTTTTGCTGCTGGTTATTCTACTGACTCTGTACCAACTTGCAGTACAACTAACGTGATTCCTTACTTGGCTCACGAGAACGACCATGAGTTACAACTAACAACCATCAACGACTACACCTTTGTAACCAACAGAGAAGTAGTTACAAACATGGACAGTGGTTCTACAGAAGGATCAGGTTCTGTTGACTATCCGTACGAAGCCTTCTTGTATCTTAACCAGCTTCAAGCTGACACTGTGTACACTGTACGGTGGTGGGATGAAGATGATACTGTTGTAAACTCAACTTACAAACAAGCATCGGCTATTGCTCTTAGGTATACAACGTATGGCGATTCAGCGGCTTGTTCTGCTGCTACGTATAACGAAGTACATACCGATGCTGCATCAGGAATTACTTTTAGGTTGACTGTTACAAGGCAGACCGTTCCCGAAGCGGAACCTGATGGAAATGATGCTTTTGATTGTGCCTGGCAAGCAAGTGTGTCTTTGATCGCTACTGATCCTAGTAAAAATTCTGGTACTGATACTCCTGATATAACTATTAGTGCTTTAGATAGACCTTGGGTTATCTATGTTTCTGCTGAGCGTGATTACACCACAACTGCTGACTACACGATCACTGCTGGTCCTTATGTGACGGGTACTGATCAACTCAATCCTGAAACTATTTTACAAGACCTGTTAGGGGCTGTTGAAAGTTATGATGACACAGTATCACCTACTGCTTACACAGCTGGTACGGGTTTCTTAGCTTTAAATACAGTAGATAATCCTGATACTGCAGAAGACGAGACCGACACGCTTATACAAGCAGAAATTATCGGTAACGGTATCTTCCTTAGATCACGTGAACCTTTCGTTATTGATACCCCTGGTACACAGCTTATCACTGTAATCAACGGTGAAGTCAACAACGCTTCACTGCTACCAACTCAATGTAAAGATGGTTATGTCGTAAAGGTAAACAACAGCTTTACCGAAGAAGATGACTACTATGTTAAATTTGTTTCTAAACTATCTGCCGACTCTAGTGCTGGTGTATGGGAAGAAACAGTTAAACCTGGTCTTCTAACTAGGTTTGACTACACCACGATGCCACACCAGATCAGGCGTTTGTCGGATCTTACATTTGAAGTAGCACCTATTGATTGGGCAAACAGAGAGGTTGGTGATAATGTCACTAACCCTAAACCTAGTTTTGTAGGTAACAAGATCAATAAAACTATGTTCTTTAGGAACAGGTTTGTGTTCTTAAGTGGTGAGAATGTTGTAATGTCTCGCCCTAATGAGTACTTCAATATATGGGCATTCACTGCACAAACTGTTTCAGATGCAGATCCGATTGACCTGTTAGCCTCCAGTACATTCCCATCTATTCTGTACGATGGTTTGTCTACATCTGCTGGTCTACTGGTGATGTCAAACAACCAACAGTTCCTTGTTGTGACAGACACTACAGATGTGTTCAGTCCTAGAACTGCAATGATCAAGAACATTGGTCAGTATAAGTACAACACTAAAGTTAGACCTGTTCACATGGGTCAGACCGTTGGATTCTTAAATGATGCAGGTTATCGTAGTAGATTCTTTGAATTGATTCCTAGTCGTGACTTTGACTATCAAGCAGTTGAAACTAGCAAACCTGTTGACCAGTTAATCCCTAGTAATGTATCTTTGATTGCTGATTCTAAGGATGATAACATGCTAGCATTAGCTGTTAAACAAGATACTTCTGGTACAGTAGAGGAGGGTGCAGAGAACCCTACACTTACATTAGATGATACCTCTAGGTTTGTTTGGATCTATCGTTACTTCACTCAAGGTGATCGTAGGATTCAATCTGCATGGTTTAAATGGAAACTAACTGGTAACATCCTTTACCAAGGTATTATGGATGATAAGTACTATGCTGTTTTGACTATTGCTACTGGTGATGCTACTACACCTTATGTGGTAACACTACAATCATTTGACTTGAAGTTAGACAGACAAAGTTATCTTATTAATGTCACAAGTGATGATATGCGTGAGTTTGATTATCAAGTTCACATGGATAACTACACTATGATTCTACCGTCAGCTATGACGTATGATTCAGTTACAGATACAACCAGTTGGAGACTACCACTTGGCTTTAATGGACCTGAGACTGTCGTTGCTTATGAGTTAGAACTACAAGCTAATGAAGGTTATAATGCTTCTGGACGCTATACTGAACTGACTACATCATACTCATCTGGTGGTATTGATGCTACAGCACCAGGTGACTGGACAAATAACCATGTATTATGTGGTTATAACTTTGAGTTCCTTGTACAGATGCCTACATTCTATCCCACTAAACAGGTTACACAAGAGAGCGTCAGGTCTGATACACGTGGTTCATTGATTCTACATCGTTGTCACTTTAATTTTGATAGCACTGGTGTTTGTGAGTTTACAGTTAACAGAAAAGGCAGAGATCCTTATACTGTTCAACTAGAGCAAACATTACAGGATGGCTATGTAGCTGATCATCCTGCTGTTGAAACCAATGTTGAACATACTGTACCTTTATATGACAGGAACACTAACGTAGATATTACACTTAAATCTAAATACCCTACACCTACTAATCTGATCTCTGCAGATTGGGAGGGAGATTATAATCCTAAATTCTACAAACGTGTCTAATTACATCCATCCTATTACGTTAGAGGCTGCCTATCAGGTGGCTTCTAATCTACGTCAGGATGACCTGAGAGAGTGCGTAGAGGGTCATGGTATACAACCTACCATAGACATACCTCTCGCCTCTCTGGAGGGCTTCTGTCGATACTTTACGGTGCCTAACGGCGAGACCGCCGGTATTGTCGGCATCAATAAAGATAAGATCTGGATGCTTACTACACCTGCAATCCATGATTACCCTATCACGTTTGCTCGTGAGGCTAAACGCTTCATTGACTCACGTACTGAACCATACCTGTGGAACGTAGTGGACAAGCGTAACACAGTACATATAAAACTTCTTAAGTTCTTAGGGTTTAGTTTCCATGAAGAACTATTGTTTGGTCCGAACAACTTACCCTTTATTCGATTTAGCAAATGGTTATCAACCCATTAACTCTTGGTTTGGTTACGGGTGGTCTAGGTGCCGCTCAATCTCTTCTAGGATTCTCATCCGCTCAACAACAAACTGCTCAACAAAACAAACAAATACAGGAACAGTATCGACAGCGGTTGCGCATTCAAGCAATGCAAGACGTGCAACGCTTCGGTCAATATAACCTTAAAGTAGCGTCTTACAAAGACCAACTCGTTAACCTAAATAAAACTTTTGGTAGAGGTGGTCTACAGGATGTACAAGAACAGCTTCGTATCAATCAACTTGAGAAGCAACAACGGTTTGCAGCCCAAACTGAAAACATTAATCGTACACGTGCTCTTGGTAAAATAGCTGCAAGGGGTCAACAAGGCGCATCTGCTGCTAGGATGCAAGCACTTGAAGGCGCTCAGTTTGGTAGACAAGCTGCTGCACGTCAAGAACGTATGCTTGGTGAATACTATGCATCTGAACTGAGGGGTCAAGCACGGACTCAACAGCTTGAAGCAGCACAAAAGGCAGCATATAGTCAAGTTGCTTATGCTCCTACTAGAACTCCTGCACCACTAGCACCTACTATGCTTCAAGGTCCTAGTACTGCTGGTTTGTTTGCTAACTTGGCTGGTAATGTGCTCAGCGGTGTGACTGCTGGTTTCGGTCAAGCTAACTTTGAAAAGCAGTTGGCAAGTAAGAATCCAAATGAAACCAGTGTTCCTAACTATAACTTTGACCTATTAAACAATGCTTTTGGAGGCTAATCTAAGTAATCATGGAACAACTTAATTATCAACCAGTATCGTTTCAAGGCATTGTTCCACAGTTGGATGTAGGTGATCCTAGCCAGTCTTTTGTGGCTTCAATGCAAGGTGCTGTTGCTGGTGAGCAAGCTAATCTACAGCAGATGGCTCGTAATGCTCAGGTTGAAAATATGAACCTTAAGACCAAACTTGATGGTCTTCAATCTTTAGCACAGATTTCTGGTAAAGCATACGAAACTTATGTTAACATCAGCAACCAAAACCTTAAAAACAGGTTAGCTGAAAAATTTGCTCAAGGGCAAAAAGACGGTTATGAGAATTATAGAAATATTGACATTAAACCTTACGAGCAAGATGAAAAAGAAGCTAGTGATGCTCAACAACAAGTTGGTGAAGCTACAGCAGTAGAGGTTAATAGCGACAAAGAACCTGATGTTCAAAAAATTGCGGCAGCAGGTCAATTACGTAACTCTATCGGTTTAGATGAAATTGTTTATCGTAATGGACTGACTCAAGCAGCTTTGTTAAGCTATAGACCTGCTTTAGAAAACTGGGTTTCTAAAATTCCAAACTTACAACCAGATAAGTATAATGACATGGTTGACGAGTTTAATAGACGTTGGGGAGCATCAACTGGTTTGGCACTAGCTAACGAGCAGTTCTTAGCTAAATACGTTCATCCTGAAATTAACAAACAAATAATTCAACACAAAGATCAATTTACTCGTCAATGGAATGCTAGTCATGCCGATAAACAAACTGTAATTTTACAGCAAAGGTTAAAAAATGGAGAAATAACTCCTAGTTCTTTTTTCTTACAGATAACTGGACTAACTAAAAGTGACGGTAAAACTTTAAAAACGTATGAAGATGGGTGGGAGGCGCTTAGTCAAGCTGAATTAACTGAAACAGAGCTTGAAAAAATTGGTAACGATCCTTTTAAATTAACTGGTAAACCTTATTCAGCGCATCCACGTTTCCAACGTTTAATTAGAGAAGCTCGTAATCGCCGGATTACAGCGGATACTCTTAGGAGAAAAGAGCAGGATATTTTGTCACGAGATGGGTTTAGTGATGTTGATTCTTTGGCATCAGGAGCGGCTGAACGAGATAGACAACTTGCAATAGGTGTAGATCCTGACATTGTAGAAAGTAACTACAATACTTTCCGGCGCCGTTCAAGTGAAGCAGTTGAAATCCGTGAGTGGACTGATAAAATCAACATTTGGTTGAATAATAATCCTGATAAAAAGATTCCATATGATGTAATTGCTGACGCACCATTTCAAGTGAAGCAGCAATTCAAAGGTCAGATGGAACCTGATGCTAACGCTGCAACTACTGAAGAGCTGATCAGAGATAGTGATCAGTTTAAAGCTCTTACTAAAGATATGGAAGCAACAATGGTGAAGGTTGCTGGTCAGGATGTTATTAAGCTTTCTGATTTGGCGACTGGCGGTGTTGGTCCTACTAATTTGCACTCATACAAAAGTGAAGCACTTACAAACATTGCCCAACGGGCTCAAGTGCTTATGCTTGGTGAAGAAGGCATGAATCTTCAAGATGCACTGACAACAGCAAAACAAGAATGGGTTGAAAATGCCAAAGCACTTAACGAACAAGGTAAGTATTTTGATAAAAACACCAACAGCTTTGTACAGCAAAGAGCCAATGTTGGTCTTACTCAAGCTACACGTATGATGGCTCAGCAGTTGGAACAAACAACACTCCAAGATCTTTCTAAAGGGTTGTATGAGTCTGACTACACTCAACCTCCCGTACAAGGTAGGTACAGTGAGCGTGTACGTTTCTTGGCTAGGAGGTATGGTATGCGTCCTAAAGAAATTGTAGACACGGCACGTCAACAACAAGGGCTACCAGCGTTGAACAGTACACCTGTCGATGATATTCTTGGCATGGTAGATCCAGTTATGGATAGAAGAATCAATTCTCTTGATACTTCTTCAGCAACTGCCGCCATTCGTGCTCAAATTAGATCAAATCAAAGGTTGTCAGGAAGTGCAAAAGATAGAACTATTGCAGTTGGTCAACAACTATTAACACTTGGTATTACTGGTATCTGGCAGCACCCTGATTTTGAGTATCACTCTGGGTTTACTGGAAGTGGTAAAGAACGTGTAATGCCGAGGAGTGGGGGTTATCATCCTCGTAATGAAGCTCTTGACATTGGTCTAAATGGTAATGGTAAAAGAAAATTGGATTTAGTGTACGCTTATCTTCTCAAAAACAAAGAACGATTTGGTATTGCTGAATTAATCTGGGATCCATATAATCTCCGCAAAGATAATCATGACACTCATGTACACGTTTCATTTGAATAATTATGAATGAAGAAGATATGCTGCAGCTAGCAGAGAGTATGTCACCCACCCCTGACTACACTGCTGCTGCACAAGAAGCTGAGTCTAAGGACCAGTTAACTGAACAGGTCGAACAACAAGACCAAGTTCAAAAGGATAAACAAAAAGCTGAAGAGGATTCACAGGGCGCCTACGGGTGGTCTACAAAGAAAACTGGTATCCGTGACCTTGAAGTTGACGCTGATATGAGTGCCATTGCGGAAGATCCTCGTTCCGCTACAGAGTATTTTACAGCACCAGCAACTGGTATTTTGGATACTTTGGTTGGTGCTTATAACATGGTTATGCCTGGTTATGACTTACCAACACTACCTAAGTATCAAAACGAAGGTGCACAATTAGTTAGAGACTTATCCTCCATTGTCATCCCTGGCATAGGTATGAGTAGTGTTCTCGCTAAAGGTGGTAAAGCAGTTGCTGCTGCAAGAAGTGGTAGACTTGGTGCATTCCTACGTGACCCGTTTGTCGCCTGGGCAGGCAGTAACGCAGCTAATATTGGCGGTGGTGCTGTTGCTGACCTTGCTGCACCTGTTCAAGGTGATGTAGAAGGTCAAACTGCTTTAGGTACTATTAAAGAAACCTTTCCAACTTGGATGGGTTGGATTCCAGACGATCTAGTGGTGCAAGAAGGAGACAACACAGACACTGTTCGGCTGAAGAATATTACCGAAGGTGGTATGTTTGGTGCCGTTGGTGGGTTGATTGAAGGTCTTGGACAGCTTAGTCGTGGTCTACGTGGCATGGATTCTGCTACTAAATATGTACCTAAAAATGAACTTGCTGAACAATACTTTGCTAAGAATCAACCAACAGTAAACCTTGATGTGGATGAAACTGTTGATAATGCTCTTTTTAAAGTAGAAGGGGCTCGTTCAGAAATTGGTGATTACAACACTTACCTTGCAGGATCACGTGGTGAACTAGATGAATCTTCTATTGTTTTTGGTAAGGATGACATCTTGTTTAGCCCTGCTGAAAACGGTATCCGCAGTGTTGATGACATGGGTATTGTTGGTGCTGCAGTTGATGTAACACGCATTGATGGTAACATCGAAACTGTTTATGGTCGTATCCGTAACCCAATGTCTGAAGCTGCTCTTAAGTTTTCATTGAGCGAAACTGGTACTATCCCACGGGTTATGTACGGTTTAGGTGATCAACTTAGATTAGCTGGTGACTTTGATTATGTTACCACTACTGGTAAGTACATCGACAACAGTAAGATTAAGAATACAGTAGATCGTCTCACTGCTGAGATGTTGGATATGAATCCTAATCAGCTTAAGTCAGTGTTGCGTTCTTTTACTAAGATTGAAGAAGGGCTGCCTGTACTTGATAAGACTGCTGAACAAGCTGTTAAAAGGACACTTAACAAAACCCTAAAAGACCTTGCTGATTTAAATCAACTCAGGGCTTATGCTTTGACTGAAGGTGCAATGGCAGGGCAAGTTTCTGACTTTGCTATGCAGATGCGTCTTAATGATGGTACTGAAGGTATGCTACGTACACAAGAGCAGATGCTTGATCGCATTGAGTTCTTGATGGATCTTCGTGGTACAACTACTTACGCAAAGAACAAGCTTGTTCAAGTTGATAATCTAGTCAATAAAATTACTGGCTTAAGTGGTAAAACTGCTGACCAAAAGTATGCTCGTAAGATCCTGGATCAAATGACAGGTGAATATGATGCAAGCTTGGAAGCATTGGAACTTATTCAAGCAGACACACGTGGTATGATGCAAAGTCTACGGCAATTGTCTGTAGAGCGTCCTTTGTTCCTTAAACCATTAGCAATTGCTTACGAGCTTACTGATGGCAACGTGCGTTCTGTTTCTGAACTAAATAACTATCTGCGTCATTCTACTGGTGTTATTAGGAAAGCATTTGTAGATGGTAACCCTGAGATTCCTTCAGTAATTATGCAGGGATTCCACTCTACTATGTTTAACTCAGCTTTGAGTGGTGCTAAAACTCCTATTAAAGCAGTTGTCGGTAACCTATCTACTTGGGTGTTTAAGCCTAGTGCTCACGTCATCGGTGCTTTCATGCAAGGAAACCGTCGTGAGATGGACCGTGCAATGTATGCCTACGGTAGTGTGATGGATACCATTAACAATGCCGGTCAATACATGAAACAGATGTGGGTTAGGTCTGCACAAGACCCCACGGCTATCCTTGGTCGTGATGAGATTGTGTATAAGACTGAAGCTCAGATGGATTTGTTCAAAGCTACTGCAGATGCTGCTGCTGCTGAGGGTAATGATGGACCTACCATTCTTTATGAAATCATGAAGAATCAAAAGGATCTAGCAGAACACCCCTGGTTGCGTATTGGTAACCGTACAATGGGTACTCAAGATGCTTGGCTGCAAGCTGTTAATGGACAGATGATTGCTAGGATGCGTGCTTATGATAAAGTTACGGAAAACGGCTTGAAGCCTTTTAGTAAAGCTGATGCTGATAAAGCAGCTAAAGAGATTTACAATCAAATGTTTGACGAAAAAGGCATCATCAAAGACGAACAAACTCTTAGTATGACAGCTGATCAAACATTTAGTGCTGACAATCCTATTTCTAAAGGATTCCAAGAGATCTCACAACGTATTCCTGGTCTTAAACCATTCTTGATGTTTACTAGAACTCCTGTAAACTCACTAAAATATGGTGCTTCTTTCCAACCTGTTGGTGCTTTTATCGACAAAACTAAGAAGTTTGATCTTCCATTTGATGAGCAACCTTTTGTTAAGGTAGAACGCCTCCTTCAAGAGGAAGGTGTAGACATTGCTAAAGTAGATCCTCAAGCTGAGTACACCCGCCTTCGTAATGAATACAAAGGGCGTGCAGCTCTTGGTGCTAGCTTTGTGATGCTAGGTGTCTACGGATACCTGTCTGGTAATATCACTGGTCGTGCTGGTCTTTATGATAGAACCAAGCAACAGGCACGTGTAAAGCAAAATCAATGGAAACCAATGACAGCTTTTGGTGTTTACTACGGTGATATACCTGCTGTTTCTGATTGGCTTGCTTTGACTGTTGATGTTTTAGACAATGCTAATTCACTACAGTCTTATGATGTTGAGGAGACACTACGTGCTCTTGGACATATCATTGGTGCTAACATTTCTGAACGAACTACTCTGCAAAATGTAGAACAGTTTAGTGATGTTCTAAGTGGTAACCCTGCTTCTATCCAACGTTGGGCTTCTAACGTGACATTTACTAGTCAATTCAAAGTTGCAGGTGCATTGGGAACTATGAATCAATTGATGTCACCACAACTAAAAGCAGTAGAAAATAACTTCTATCAACTGCTGTCTAACCGTATTCCTGGTAAAACAGGTTTGCCTGATAAGTATGACTGGATTGATGGTGGTAAAGTAAACGAACTTGGAAACCCCCTGCATCGTATTTATAATGCACTAAGCCCCTTTGCTTATCATGAACGTCCTAGTGAAGTTAAAGAATACCTAAGTCAAGTTGAGTGGGATGGACATCCTGGAGCACGTTCTAGATCCGATGGTGTTCCATATACTAAAGCCGAGCAAGAACAGATCAATCAAGTTATGGGTGAAGATGGTTATTTCCGTAAAGAAGTTAAACGTATTATGAAAAAGCATCCTGCTGAACAAGTACGTAAACTATTCTTTGAAGCCCGTAGTGCTGGTTTAAGTCCAGCTATTGATGACATTGATACTGTTCATAATCAACTCGACATGGCACTTGTTAGAGCTAAAGCAAGAGCTGAGTTGAAACTACCTGAGTTGATGGCTAAAAAACGTGAGGAAGCTACACGCCTTAAAGGTGCTAAAGCTTATGTAAAGCGTGGCGACATTGAAGGCGGAGTACGCTTTCTAAACGACATGCAAAACCAGTCTTATTAATAAATTATGCCATACTCTAATCCGTGTGATTCAGCTAAAGATGAATACCAAGGTGATGGGACAACAGTTCTATTCTCCGTTACATTTGAATATGCAGAGCAATCAGATGTCAAAGTTTATTTATGGAATGATAACCAGTATGAACTGACAACTGATTGGACGTGGGCTAATGCTACACAAATCCAATTTAATACTGCTCCTGCGGTTCCCTCTAATCCTGCTACAATTAATAATGTAAGGATTGTTCGGGAAACGTCAATTGAGCCGCTGAGCGCACAGTTTTATCCTGGCGCATCCATTAAGGCAAAAGACCTTAATGATAACTTTGAGCAACTTAAGTTTGCTGTTGAAGAGAATCGTTGTATTGCTGATTCTGATTATTGGAAGAAGTATGAAGGTACTGTCCACTCCAATGAAACGTGGTCTAGTTCTGATAATTTGATTGCCACGACTGCTGCGATTGATAACCGCATTGATACTGCTATCACTAATGACATTGGTACTGATGGTACTGGTATTACTGTAACTGATGATGGAGACGGTACAATCACTCTTGGTCTTGCTGATGATTCTATTGATTTCAGTAAGATCAAAAACGTAGACATCATCACCGTGGCTGAACAGGATGCTGGTAGTCCTGATCCTGCTGATACTAACCTCTTCACTGGTGCTGCATCCTCTAAGCGGTTTGATACCATTGTCTCTGACTCTACCCCTGATGGTAGTGACTGGGAAGTAGGTAAGACATGGCTTCAACAGTCTCCTGATAATACCCTTTCTATTTGGAATGGTACTGGATGGATTGGTGTTGCGTCTGGCGGTACATTCCTTACTCAACCTACTGTTATCTACGTTGATGCAGCAAACGGCAATGATAGTTTTGATGGTCATCGCATCATTAACCCCAAAAGGACAATTAAGAATGCTGTAGCTTCTGCTAATGCTGGTGATATTGTCTATGTGGTTCCTGGAGTTTATCAAGAAACCCTGCCTATTGATATTACGGTATCTAACCTCTCTATTGTTGGTCAGTCGATTCGTAGTTGCTTTATCCATCCTACTGCTGCTACTGAAACTGAGACGATGTTCCGCTGTAATAGCGGTACGTACATCACTGGTTTCACTTTTGCTGGTTTGAAGGCAAGTGGTACGCGAGGAGGTAATCCAATTGATAGTGATTCTACCTATGGTCTGCCTACTAATCAAGGTTGGGTTGCTGGATTCTATCCTGGTTGTGTAGTTAAGAAGAGTCCTTATATCCAGAACTGTACTAACTTTGCAGACTCTGGCATTGATAACAATAGTTTTGACCCTAATAACTTCCAAGGTACTGGTGGTGATCTTACCTCAGCTCCTACTGGTGGTGGTATTTTGGTTGATGGCTCCCTTCCCTCAGTTTCTAGCCCACTCCGTAGCTTTGTTGTTGATAGCTTCACTCAGATCTGCCTTAATGGTCCTGGGTGTTTGGTTGCTAATAACGGCTATGCACAGCTTGTTAGCTTCTTTGGTACGTTCTGCCATTATCACACCAAAGCACTTAGCGGTGGTCAAGTTAATCTTACCAACAGCACTACTGACTTTGGTCTGTATGGTTTGATTGCTGACGGTAAGAGTACTACTGCTATCTTTACTGCTACGGCTAACGGTGATGCAACTGCAGGTGACATTACCTTTGCTATTAACCAGCCTGTTGATAACTGGTTTGGTTCTGCTACCCGTCCTTTGGACAACATGCTGGTACAGGTTGGTAGTGATATCTACCCGATCTTGTCTTCTAGTCCTAATGGTCTTGGTTGGAACATTACCATTAGTAACCCCAATCCAAGTAACCGTGCTGAGAACCGTGGTCTTACTAATAGTCATATTAACGGCGCTGCTGTCAGCTTTTATTTGAGGTCTCTTGTTAGTACCTCTGGTCATACGTTTGAGTATGCTGGTAGTGGTACTGATTACACAGCACTGCCTGAGAATGGTGGTGTTGCTAATGAACTAAACCAAACAATTAACATAAATGAAGGTCGTGTATGGCAATCCAGCACTGACCAAAACGGTAAGTTTAAAGTTGGTGATACGTTTGAAGTGGATCAAAAGACTGGTTTTGTTACCATTGATCCCCAGGCGTATTCTACTAACCTTGTTTCTGATCTAAGTCCTCAACTTGGTGGTGACTTGGATGTACTTGATAAGGTCATTACAACAACACTTGGTAATGGTGATGTTGTTATTACTCCTAACGGTAATGGTAAGGTTGTCCTTGATGGCTTGCGGTATCCAGAAACTGATGGTACAACTGGTCAGTTCCTTCAAACTGATGGTACTGGGAACCTTACGTTCCAAGATGCTATTACTGAAGTTCTAGAAGATACCACTCCTCAACTTGGTGGTAACCTAGACGTTCAAACTTATGCAATCAATACGTCTACCACTAATGGAGATATTGATCTAGATGCTAACGGTAGTGGTCTGATTAAAGTTACTGAGTATAACCTCAGTCAAGTTCCTGTTGTCACTCAACATGATATTGGTACTGCACCCAATGAAGTGCCTCTTAATGGGATGCTTGGAACAATGGCGTACCAAGATTCAACAGCAGCTAGTGTTGATGATATTGTTATTAGCAATGGTGTGCTTGTTACAGATCTGCCTAGTGGTCCAATTGGGATGATTGCAAGAGTAACTGATGCAACTACACCTGCTGTTGGTTCAACCGTGACTGGTGGTGGTGCAGCCGCTGCCTTGTGCTGGTATAATGGTACCAATTGGACTGTAATTGGAGTTTAATCAATGACTATCAAACATCTATATCCCTCTCAACGTCCTTCATTGGACCTTAATTTTGCTCGTACAAAGCGTTTGGATCCTCGTGTAGATTTCGAACGCTTTTCTGTTGGCACTTATGTTGGCAACGATGGATTGATTAAAACTGCCGTTGACCATGAACCACGATTTGATCATGATCCAGAGACTGGTGAATCATTGGGGTTGTTGGTGGAGGAAAGTAGGACTAACTATGCGCTGTATTCAGAAAGCCCTAGCAACTGGTCTGTTACGGCTAGTAACGGTGAAGCTTTACCAACTATAACTCCCAATTTCTTGGACCCTAGTGGTCAAATGAATGCTGGCAGGTTTCAAGGTGTAAGAGCTGGTACAGGAAATGTTCGAGTAGTGTTTCCAACTTCTGCAACACTACCAAACCCTCATGATGTCATTTATTCTGTTTGGCTGAAGTCAAATACTGGTGCAAATCAAACTATTAAACTTTATATCGCAGTTGCAGATACCATTGTAGAAGTCACTCCAGAGTGGAAGAGGTTTAATTGTCCAGTAAGAACTGCCAGCAGTACTAGTGAGTTTATAGCTTTGGAAATGGATAATTTTACTTCACAAAATTGTGATATTCTTGTTTGGGCTCCTCAACTAGAGGTAGGTACCTTCCTTACCTCCAACATCCCCACCACCTCCAGTACCGTCACCCGAGCAGCAGATGTAGCAAGTATTACAGGGAGTAACTTTAGTAGTTGGTATAACCAGAGTGAAGGTAGTTTGTTCAGCCAGTACATCCCTACGGCTGGATATGGGCAAGTTAAATTTTTAGGTAATAGTTTAAATTCCTGGGGTAATGGGCCTCGATCCGTTGCGGGAGGTGTGTTTGATTTTTCAACAAGATCGAACCAAGGATCAACTTCAGGTGTTTATATTAGAGGCAGAATTGAAGACTCTACAAACTATGGATATGTAATCAAACATGCTGCGGCTATTGCGGACAATGATTTCGCTTGCTACACAAGTAGTTCGAGTGGAGATGTAGATCTAAATACTGGATCGCCTATTCCTGCAACTGGTGGGTATCTCACTCCACTTGTTGATAGACTCATTTTAACTGACGATTTAACAGGAGTAATTCATTTATCCCGCCTCACCTACTACCCCGTCCGCCTCTCTGACACGATCCTCCAGAATTTGACGTTATGACGATTAAACATCTTTATCCAGTTATTGAACCGTCGCTCAATCTGGACTTTGCTAACAGCAAGAAGTTAGATCCACGGATTACTTTTATCCGTGGGTCTATTGGTACATACGTTGGAGATGATGGTCTTATTAAGACTGCTGCACAAGATGAGGCACGGTTTGACCACGACAGTGATGGGAATAGCTTGGGGTTGTTGGTGGAGGAAAGTAGGACGAACTTGCTGCCATATAGCGAAGATGTAACCGATTATGCTTTAAGAAGTGTAACTACCCCTTTTGATTCTTCTTCAGTCAATCCAACTGGATCACTGGGGTCCTATAAAATTCTTTCCAATCCGGGTCCAAGCGCAGCTAGAATAAATAAAAGTTTAAACAGTGCAAATAATATTGTCGTAAGTGCGTTTGTCAAAAAAAGCACTCATAGATACGTTTTAGTTGGGTTTGGAGGAGGAATAAATTCTTTTACTGCACTATTTGATATTGAGCCAGGACTTACGTCTAATCGTCTTTTGGGACAAGGAGGAAACGGAACATTTACAAACATCGATGCAGGGTATCAAAATTTTCCTAATGACTGGATTCGTATTTGGGCAGTTGGAACAACATCTGGCACGGATGGACCAACAGTTGGTCTTGGTCCAGATGCTACTACTTTTAATATCACCACTTGGACGGCTGCAGGCACCGAAGAAATTTACGCTTGGGGATTGCAGTATGAAGATGACACATCCTTCCCCACCAGCTACATCCCCACCGAAGGCTCCACCGTCACCCGCGCTGCTGACGTGGCGAGTATTAGTGGCGATAACTTCGGGACGTTTAGGACAAACCTGCTGCAGTATTCGGAGGAGTTTGATCAGGCGGCGTGGACTAAAACTGGATCTAGTGGTAGCGCAAACGCAATCACGGCCCCCAATGGACTTGTAACGGCAGATAAATTGGTTGAGGATAACTCAACGGGGTCACACTTTGCGAGACAAGACGTTAGCACAACAGCAGCAGTTAGAACTGCATCTATTTACCTGAAAGCAGGGGAACGCTCTCTTCTCAGGATTGAACATGTCGGCAATACTGGCAACGCAGGCAGGAGGATAACTATTGACTTAGCCGCTGGCTCAATTACTGCCGCGTCCACTATTGGGTCCGGCGGCCTTGCATTTGCAGACCAAAGCATTGTTTCTGTTGGCAATGGCTGGTATCGCTTTATATCAACAATCGAGCCAACCACAACAACTGGAGACACGGCTTCGCTCTTGGTGTTCCTGTTAGATGCAGGTGGCAACTCTTCCTACACCGGAGACGGCACCTCCGGCATTTACCTCTGGGGAGCCCAGCTCGAAGAAAGTTCAACCGCAACCGACTACATTAAATCGGATGTGGACTTTGTCTCTCGTGCATCGTCTGCTACTTATTACGATGCTAACGGTGTTATCCAGACTGCTGCAATTGATGAAGCACGCACTGCTGCCTACCTCCCGGATGGCAACGGTAACTTCGCGAGTGCTGGTCCGCTGTTGCTGGAAGATGCGGGGACGAATTTGTTGCTGAGGAGTGAGGATTTTTCCGCCACCAATCCAGAGCAATTAACTTTCAGAGGGGCTGTAACCGCAGATCAAGCTATTGCACCAAACGGAACTTTAACCGCTGATTCTTTTCTTGAGACTGTTGATACTGGCAATCACATCGTTCAGTGCCATGCATATAGCTATACATCCGGCATAACTTATACTTATTCCGTGTTTTTAAGGCCAAACGGGCGTGATACTGGTATCCGTGTAAGAGCTGCAAACACTACTACTTTTGCGGTAGAAGCGTATTTTGATTTAATAGGTAGTGGCTCTGTGGCTTCTGTTGTTGGGGGGACAGCAGAAATACAGAATTACAATAATGGCTGGTATCGTTGCATTCTGACAGGCGTTTCAAATGCAACCGCCCTCACAGGAATGCAGGTTCATTCAAGCAATAGCGTTGGAGATGTAACAAAGGGATTATACATCTGGGGCGCCCAACTAGAGCAATCCTCCTACGCCACCTCCTACATCCCCACCACTACATCTACTGCCACCCGAGCAGCGGATGTAAGCACGTCAGCCGCGACAACGGTGGTTGAAAGCGATTGGTATCGGCAGGATGAGGGGACGGTGTTTGCCAATATATTCAATCGCGCAATTTATTCAGGGACAAATTTATTTCCTTATGTCGCTCAGTTTGATGACGGCACAAATACAGAACGTATCTCTTTGGACCACTCGGTTCTTGCAGGTGGATACCGTACTCAATATGTCGTGCGCGATGGTAATGTAAATCAGGCAAGCATCTCAGCCCAAACAGGCTTGGCTACAAGCGCAGCTAAATGGAGTGCCGCTTACGGCTTAAATTCTTTTGCATCGGCTTCCAACGGAGCAGTAGCTGTGACAGACAGTAGTGGAACAGTCCCTACTGTTAATCGACTGCAAATAGGAATCGGCTTTGGCGCACAGTACAACGGCACCATCTCCCGCCTCACCTACTGGCCCCAGCGTCTCCCTAATGCTACACTACAAGCACTAACCCTTTAAACTATATGACTACTACTTACCTTCGTTTCCCTTCTCAAGAAGTGTGGAAACAAGCTGCTCAAGCAGTTGGCATCCTTAATGTCGTTAACGTAGGCACTGAAGAAGAGCCTGATCTTCAAGAACAATGGAGTTACTACACCCACGAGTGGGCATGTGATGAAGTTGGTACCATTTATAACGACGATGGTGTCTATAACCAAGAGACTGGGGAGGTAATTACTCCCCCTACTCCTATGGACGGCTGGCACGTCAACTTTAAAACCGACAAAGACATTGACTGGAGCGGTTTCCCCGTTCACCCCCAAACCCCTTACCGCAAATTTGCTGGAGAATAACAATGATCACCCTTATCCGTCCAATTCTTTTTTCTTTTCTTCAATCTCAAAGTGTCAAACTACTTATCGTAGATCTGCTTGCTAAACTAGCTGAGTCTACTGATAACGACATTGATGACAAAGCGGTTGAATTTGTTCGTAACGGTCTTTTTCCGAATAAGCAATGATTGAAGCAGTAGTATCTGCTACCGTAGCTGTATTAGCAGCAGGAGCAGCACTTACAAATAGACTACACAACAGAATAACAGAATTAGATACACGTGTTGACGCTTTTGAATTACGGATTGCAACCAGTTATGTTCCACAAGAACAGTTTGGTGAAGCAATTACTAAAATGGAAGCACATATGATCCGCATTGAAAACAAACTTGACCAAATGTTACTTAAGAACAGTTAATTATGACTATTCCCGCAGGTCGTTACCCTATTTTTAGCGATTTTGATACAGATAATGTAACGTTTACTGGTACAACTACTATCGCTACTGGTGTAGTTACTGGTAATGTACATTTCTCCAACCTACCAGGACCTTATGGTAATGATCAAACTGCTGCCACTAATGGTGTGTTGGTTGGTCAACTTTATTATGATGGTAATGGTCATGTTAAAGTAAGGGTTGTATGATGAAAAAGAAAGCAACCGAAGACCAGTTCAACGAGTTGCATAATCTAGTTACGAAGGAGTTCCTCGCCCGTATTAAATCGGGTGAGGCAACTACTCAAGACTTGAAAGCCGCTTGTGACTGGCTAAAAACTAATGACATCAGTGGTGTCGCTTTTGAAGGCAGCCCACTGGATAAACTGGCAAACATCATGCCTCAAATTGACCCAGAACTTGTCCAAACGAGGCTTTATGGCAAGCAGAACGTCTGAGTACTACAAGAAAAACCCTAAAGCTGCGGCTAAACGCCGTAAGCAACAGGCTAAATATCAAAAACAGGATAAGGTTGTCAAGAAACGAGTAGAGCTAAACCGTATTAACCGTCAAAAAGGTACCTACGGTAACGGTGACGGTAAAGATGTATCACACTGTAAAGGTGGTGGTACTCGTATGGAAAAAGCATCTAAAAATCGTGCTCGTAACCGTGGCAAACTTAAGTGTAAAAAATGACCCCTCTGTTTCCTACCCCTGATTACTACTTGCAAAACTTGATAGCTATGACCTCACCAGAAGCGAAGCGCCTGTGGAGGCGCAGTATCAAGGAACATTTCGACCATACATGTATTTATTGCGGAAAGACTTATGACTTATCTCAACTATCTATTGATCACGTCCATCCTCGCAGTCGTGGGGGTGAAGACGTTGCAACGAATGTCGTATGTGCTTGCACCAGTTGTAATCAGGACAAAGGAAGCGAACCCGTCATCTCTTGGATGAGAGACAAATTTGGAGTTAATAGACTCCGTGAAAAACTTATTATGGAGTATATTACTTAATGGATAGAGAAACGAAGCGAGCGTATCAGCTTGTTCAGCTTAGAATTATAGAACATTTAGATCGTTTAGAAGCAGCTCAAAAAGCAAAAATAAAACTACCCAGCGGTGATGTAAATACTATAAAAAAATGGCGGCGATTTGGAGCTGCTTTTGCATGGGATCCTTCAGTATTTAAAGAAGTTCTTGAGGAACCCTTTATGTCTGACGTTGACTTAATTAGTACACTTAGAAAAGGTGAAGACACTTTAATGAGGCGTTGGGGGTACATTAAAGGTATCCCTTTACATCATATTATTGCTGATCGTACTGGTGGTGATCTTGGAATTAGAACCCCAATTGATATTTGGGAAGACACTAAAAAACGTATTTTTGATTTAACAGGAGCAACACCGGGCGATGGTGCTGCTAATTTAAACGCAGCTGGAGCTTTTGATGAACTATGGCATCAAGGTCGATTAGGAGCTAAAGGGACTGTTTTTGCAAAAGCGGGTCTTATACGTCCTGAGGATTTTCCTTATTTACATAGAGCTGGGCAAAATTTAGCTGAAAAACTAGGTAAAGATCCTAAAATAGTCATGGCAACAGCTAAAGAACAAGCTGAGCTTTTGCTTCCCTCTATTAGACAACAACAAGAAAGGTATCAACAGGTTTTAAATTCTGCTCAATACAAAAACCAACTTAAAGCTTTTAGTTTATTTCCTGAGTTTGAAAATTTAGCTGCTGCTAGTCTTCCAGAAATTGAAGAAATTGAAAGCTCAACAAGAAAGACACCAATACCAAGTATTTATGCTAGAGCTGGTTCTTTAATATATGACCCTGTTCAAGCATTAACTGAGTTTTTGTCTTCTGCTGAAGGGCAAAATTGGTACGCTAAAACTACGGCAGAACGCTTGTCTAAAGGCTTAGCTCCATTAAACCCATTTGAAACTATTCAAAAAATAGAATTAGGCTCAGGTTTTGGAACACAAGCATATGAACAATTACAGGATTTTGTTAAGAAAAATGCTGCAGGGGAAGCAATTGGCAGCTTATATTCTATTATGTTGGATCCTGAAATGAAAAAAGCAGTAGAAACAGGAGACATTAACAAAATTACGTCTACTTTGACACGTGATGTTGTTTTAGGTGGTATTGGTCAAGAAGTTTCTAGAAATCTTATGAAACTTTTACCTCAAAAAGCGGTTACAGCTATTGGTTCAGTCGCACCGGCATTACAGGCTGCTGCGCCAATTGCAGCTGTGTCTCAAATTAAAGGTTCCACTGATCCTTTTGTTGAGCAACAACGTAATATAAGAGAATTAGAATCGGGTGATCCGTTTTATCAAAAAGCAGCTCAACGTGTTCCCCAAAAATTTGGCAAACAAGGTCCTGGTGTTGATCGGCAAGGTACCCCAATTGTAGAGCCTGAACCTATGTTTAAAATTGAAGATCCCTTGAACGAACTTGAATACGCTGGTAAACAAATACTTGGTGGTCTTAAAACTGTAGGTGGTGCAATATTGTTTGGCTTTTAACCTATGAACACAGTAGAACTATTACAAAGCGATTTCAAACTGTTCCTACAGGCTCTCTGGAGTGAACTAGACTTACCTTCACCTACCCGTGCACAATACGCTATTGCTGACTACCTACAACACGGTCCAAAACGTTTACAAATCCAAGCCTTCCGAGGTGTGGGTAAGTCCTGGATTACCGGTGCTTTTGTTCTTTGGACTTTGTTTAACGATGCTGAGAAAAAGATAATGATTATCTCTGCCTCTAAAGAACGGGCAGATAACATGTCAATCTTTCTACAAAAACTAATCATTGAGACACCTTGGTTAGCCCATATGAGACCTAAGTCTGATGACTCTCGTTGGTCCAGGGTGTCCTTTGATATTAATTGTAGCCCTCACCAAGCACCTTCTGTTAAATCAGTTGGTATCACGGGTCAGCTTACGGGTAGCCGGGCTGACCTCATGATTCTTGATGACATTGAAGTTCCTGGTAACTCAATGACTGAATTAATGCGTGAAAAACTACTTCAACTCTGTACAGAAGCTGAATCTATCCTTACTCCTAAACAGGATTCACGTATTATGTATCTGGGTACACCTCAGACAACCTTTACAATCTATCGTAAGCTAGCTGAGAGGTCCTACAAGCCCTTTGTTTGGACTGCTAGGTACCCTAGGGCCATTTCTAAATACGAAGGGCTTCTAGCGCCTCAGCTGGCTGAAGATTTAGATAATGGTGCCGAACCTTGGGATGTTACTGATCCTGATCGTTTCGACAGCAATGACCTACTTGAACGTGAAGCTTCAATGGGTCGTAGCAACTTTATGTTGCAGTTCATGTTAGATACGAGTCTTAGTGATGCAGAAAAATTCCCACTTAAAATGGCTGACCTTATTGTCACCTCTGTTAATCCTAGCTCTGCCCCTGAAGCCGTTGTATGGTGCTCCGATCCCCAAAATGTCATCAAAGACCTCCCAACTGTTGGTCTTCCTGGAGATTATTTCTACTCTCCAATGCAGCTCCAAGGAAACTGGGATCCCTACACAGAAACAATCTGCAGTGTTGACCCGTCGGGTCGTGGCTCGGATGAAACGGCAGCAGCTTTTATCTCCCAACGAAACGGTTTCTTGTACTTGCACGAGATGCGTGCTTACCAAGACGGATACTCAGACCAAACGCTTCTGGACATTCTAAAAGGATGTAAGAAGTATGGCGTTTCTAAACTTCTTATTGAAACTAACTTTGGTGATGGTATTGTTGCAGAACTTTTTCGTAAACACCTACAACAAACTAAACAATCCGTTGATATTGAAGAGGTGCGTGCCAACGTACGAAAAGAAGACAGAATCATTGATGCTTTAGAACCTGTTATGAATCAACATCGGTTGGTTATTAACCGTGATGTGATTGAATGGGATTTTAAATCTAATTCAGATGCTGCACCAGAAGAACGACTCCTATACATGCTGTTCTATCAAATGAGTAGAATGTGTCGTGAAAAAGGTGCAGTTAGACACGACGACAGATTAGACTGTCTTGCACAAGGTGTTAAGTATTACACAGATGCAATGGCAATCTCTGCCTATGAACAAATGAAAATTGATAGGCAACAAGATTGGCAAGATATGAACGAAGCGTGGCTTGATGATCCACAACAAGCAGCTAATCATATGGCATTTGGTATGTCCTTAGAACAACGAAAAAAGGCTAGAATGCTTAATGGTAAGAAGTCAGTCCCCACCTGGGTGTGAACCCATCGGGTCCGTAGGACACGAACCCAGGCCCACACTGGGTTTAAGACCAATCCGACACTAAGACAGCCGGAGGGAAGGGTGGACCCAATGGCTGGAGGGAGGAGTTCGAGACAAGCTCTCACTCCTCCTTTTATTAATGTCCCCGGGAATGGACATTCTGTAAGGACTGGCTAAAGCCAAACGACACAAAATTTACTTCCACCTGACTCTCTACCTATGATACCGTTAATTTTGTGAAACAAGCAATCTCTGATTGCGTTACTACTTATTATACTGTTCATTCTATGCACACCGCCACCCTCGTACACGTAACACCTGATGCTGAATCCTTGATTGCTTATATGGCACGGGTATCTAATCCAAATAATCAAGATAACCCCGAATCAGAAAGACTGATTAAATACCTAATTAAACATCGTCATTGGTCACCCTTTGAAATGGTTAATATGTGCGTACAAATTGAGACAACCCGAAGTGTTGCTGCTCAAATCTTACGTCATAGATCATTCTCCTTTCAAGAATTTAGTCAAAGGTACGCACAGGTGACGGAACCAGCCGCTATCCCACACCTTAGAAGGCAAGACCTAAAGAATAGACAGAATAGTACTGATGATTTACCAATTAATACAATAAAAGAGTTTAATGTAAAGATTAATAGCTTATTTGACCTTAGTGAAGCACTATATGAAGAAATGTTGATGGCTGGTGTAGCAAAAGAGTGCGCAAGAGACATCTTACCACTTGCTAGCCCTACTAAACTCTATATGAACGGTACTCTTCGCTCTTGGTTGCATTATACTGACCTAAGATGCTCCAAAAGTGCGGACGGTACGCCCACCGGTACGCAGTTAGAACATAAACAAATCGCAGATCAAGTGAAAAGTTTGATTAAACAGGAGTTTCCTACCGTTTATGCTGCTATGTTCCTTTGTTGATCATGGGCTAACCTGGGTGAAAAATGGTAAAAATTTGTTAGCCCTATCTGCTAATAAGAATTACAAATAAATCCCCCCTAGGGGGTCTATTTATTCCTATGTAATCATGATTGATTTGTAATAAGAATAGCCCGCTCGCTATGCCTCGTTCGTTAACACTCACTCGGCTCCGCTCGCTTAATCGGATTTTATCCGATCATCCTGTCATTTCTGATCGTTTTTACAGTGATTGCCCTATGTAAATATTTATTACACGAGATGATTAGGGGAGCGAGCGCGTAGCGCGAGCGGCATAAGTGTTAAATAGGGGCGACACAGTTGGTAATAGATAGCGGAGCTATTCCTTATTGAGAACGATTCTCAAAACATCTGTTTGCCCATATTAGCACATCTTATGCATTATTACCCATTGATGAGTATATTGAGATTGGTGTAATCAGGGGTTGACTTATAGCGTGTTTGGTGCTATGCTTACAGCATCGACAATCAAAGGAGTGATTATGTTTCATGTATTTATGTTAGACAGTGAGGGCAATCCTAAACTGTTAGAGGTATGTATTGATGAGGAAAGAGCTGATGCAGCGGTAGATTTGTGGAGTGAAATGTATCCACACGCTTTGGTTGATTATGTTTACAAAGACACCAACTGATGACAACATCCCAACGTGTTAAACTCAAAGAAGTCACATTCACGCGCAACAGTAAACCTATGCGTACGTTGATGTGGTGTGATCGTGTGCCAAAGGGTAAGCGTAACAAACCTGCTAAGATCAATGGCATTCAGCATCATGAAATCAGCAGCAGCGTAGAGCATGTGTACTATCAGCCACTCTAATGAGTCAGATAAGCAGCACTGATGGAAACTGTGATCTGGATCACTTGACTTTTGCCTCAACCTGTGCCATACTAAGAGCATGAACAAAACAACTCAATTCGCTACTAACTATCCTATGACTTTTCGTTACGCTATTTCTGTGCTTGAAGAACAATATGATGCCATTTATCGTGGTATCAAAACTGTTGATGAGATGTGCTCAACTCTGACTGATTACATGTCTTGGGAGAATGAACCACTCGACAAAGTTTATCACCAATTCGAGACTAAAGTTGGTGCCAATACTATTGTCGCTGATGATGACATTCTGCAACTAGCTAACCACTATGCCAGCTGACAAGGTGCACACTACCACTTGACTTTCACCTGATTTTCTGCCATACTAAGAGCATGACACAAACACAGTACACACGACAACAACTCATCGACGCACTTACTCACGAGTATGACTATCTTTGCCACGATGATCCTTATGATCCCGAAGATCCTTATGATATGACAGTTCCTGAATATGTAGAGTATCTCAGCTCATTATCTATTGAGCAACTTATCGACGAGACATCAACCGGTGACGGTTACACTCTCGATGAGTATATGTTCAACCACAATTGATATCTACACTGAGACATTCATGTCTCTCTGTAGGTTTCATACCTACACTTTATCCACCTTATTTTCACATTCACAAATGTTCATCAAACGTACTTCTGCTGCTATTCACTGCATCAGCACCGACTTTCTCAACGGTGTAGTTGATGTTATGTTTAGCAACGGTAGTGTTTATCGTTATTCCAATGTGTCTCGTCGTGCTATTGCTAACCTGCAATTGCAGCGTAACATGTCACTTGGTTTCTGGGTTAACAACAACTTGCTTGGTAACAAGCGTGTCAAGTCAACTCAAACCTATGGTGCAATCCCTGCGATTGCTTGATAACTAGTTTCACATTCACACACTTTTTTCTACCCATTTTCATCATGTTCTTTAAGCCTAACACCATCAATTCTTCTATCGTTCGTAACATCTTGTTGAATCCTTCTACCAATCAAGTGATTGTTCAGTTCAAGAATAACAGCAAGACTTATCTCTATGACAACGTAAGTGTTGATGCAATTACTGATGTTTTCTTTGGTGAGATTGAGTCGTTTGGTAAGTTTGTCAATGCATATTGCAAACCCAATATGACAACCGTTGTCGGCTGAATTTTTGTCACTTATTAAACAACACATTCACAACACTATGCTTCTTGCTCCTTCCATGTCTGACTATCAACAACGCGTGTCTGAGTTGTTTGATACTATTGATCCTGATCGTATCGAGCACTTTATCAACGAGCTCGAAGGTTGGGGTATCGATAGTGAAGAGCAACTCGACGATGCTTACTATGGTTGTTATCCATCAACTGACGGATTTGTCGAGGATTTGTGTGAAGATTGCTATGCAGATGTGATTCGTTCGATGCCTACATTCATGCAAACTGCACTCGATTATGAACTCATGTGGCATCAATCCTTCCAGCATGATTTCTTTACTATTTACGATCGTGATTCTGGTGATTACTATTTCTTCAATCGTAACTTCTGATCATTAGTTATTAGCTACAATTACAATCCGTCGCTATTAACAACATTTAGCGGCGGTATTTTTTTGTGACTCACAGTCATCACATTCATCCCAAGGACGCAGAATCAAAATGCAATGGTCTGAAACTAACATCATCCT